GCGCAGCCACGGAACAGACCGACCGCGACGATGCGGGCCGGTTCAAGTCGAAGGTTCAAAAGCGCATCGATGAGCTTACCCATGCGCGCCACGCCGCCGAACGAGAGGCGGCACGCTGGCGTGCAATCGCGGAAGGGCAGAAGCCCGGCGCCGCGCCTCAAGCCCATGAATTCGCCAATGACGCCGACTACGAGGCCGCGCTGCGCCGACATGAGGCACGCGAAGCTGCGCGGGAGACCGCCAGCGAGCAGGCCCGGCACGCTGCCGAGCAGTACCAGCAGGACGCCGAACAGGCGACCGACGCCACCTACGACACCCGCGTGCAGGAAGCCGTGGCACGCATTCCGGACTTCGTGGACGTCGTAGGCAAGGCCGATATTCCCATCTCGCACGACATGCTGGCCGCCCTGAAGAGCAGCGCCCACGGCCCCGACATCGTGTACCAGCTGGCGAAGAACCCGGCCGAAGCCCAGCGCATCGCCAACCTGCCGCCCCACCAGATGTTCATGGCCCTGGGCGCCATGGAAGCGACGATCGCCGCCAAGGCATCCACCGCACCCGCTGCTGGCGCTTCGGCACCTGCAGCACCGGCAGCACCTGCTGCACGCACCACCAACGCCCCGCCGCCTGCCGCCACCGGCGCCGCCGCTGGCAACGCTTCGCCGAACACCGACCCCGCGAACATGGGGATGGAGGAATACAAGGCATGGCGTAAGGCGCAGGGCTCGAAATACATCAGCTAACACCACCCATCAAACCCCATCTACTTTAGGAACCTGAAATGGCAAACCAACTTGCAACTTGCTCCGTCGTCGCGAAGGAAGCGCTGGCGATCCTGGAAAACATGCTGACCTTCTCGGCCAACGTCAACCGCGACTATGAAGCCGAGTACAGCGAAAACATGAACCGCGGCTACGCGCCCGGCCAGACCATCCAGATCAAGAAACCGCCGCGTTACCAATACCGCGCCGGCCGCGTCGCCCAGCCGCAGGCGACCGTGGAGCCGACCATCCCGCTGACTCTGCAGCAGGGCGGTTGCGACCTGCAGTTCACCGCCGCCGAGCGCACGCTGTCGGTCACCAAGCTGGAAGACAAGATTGCCGCCGCTGTCGCCGTGGTGGCCAACGAAATCGACCGCCAAGGCCTGGCGCTGGCCCACTTCGCCAGCCCGAACGCCCTGAACCCGACCGGCGCCGCACCGAACACGCAGGCGCTGGCAATCCAGGCGATGACCGACCTGAACGCCCGCCTGGACGAAATGGGCGCGCCGCGCGTCAAGGGCCAGCGCACCTTCATCACCGCACCGCGCCCGCACGGCAACATGGTCGCCGGCATGTCGGGCATGTTCAACTCGACCGGCAAGATCAGCGAGCAGAACAACAGCGGCATGCTGGTCCCGTCGTTCGGCCTGAAGCTGGGCATGGACCAGAACGTGGACACCCACACCAACGGCTCGCAAGTCGTCACCGGCACCGCCGTGAACGGCGCAGGCCAGGCTGGCGCCAGCATCAACGTCGCGGCCCTGGGCGGCACCATCACCCGCGGCACCGTCGTGACCTTCCCGGGCGTGTTCGCCGTGAACCCGCAGTCGCGCCAGTCGACCGGCGTGCTGGCGCAGTTTGCCGTGACCGCTGACCTGGCAGCTGGTGCCACCGCCATCCCGGTGTCGCCGGCCCTGGTGACCAGCGGCGCCTTCCAGAACGTGACCGCATCGCCGACCGCTGGCCAGAACTTCCTGATCGTGGGCGCAGCGTCGACCAGCTACCAGACCAACATCGCCTATCACAAGGACGCCTTCACCCTGGCAATGGTGCCGATGTGGACCCCGCCGGGCGGCAAGGGCGTGATCGACGTGCACCAGGAGACCAGCAACGGCTTCACGATCAAGGTCACCGAGTTCTATGACGGCACCAACGACGTCCCGATCATGCGCCTGGACGCCCTGTTCGGCTGGGCCGCGCCGTATGCGGAACTGTCGTCTAAGTACTACACCGCATAACGGCGCGTAGCACGCAACCGTGGGGCGCAAGCCCCACTTCATCGATCCCCATTTTCTGAAGGAACCGCAACATGGCAATCAATCTCAACCGCGCTTATCACGGCCTGGCCGCCGGCACCGTCGTCGGCCTGTCTTCCAACGTCGAAGCGGCCCTGATCGCCGCCGGCATGGCAACGGCCAACGCATCGAAGGCCAATATCACCCCGGGCGCAATCACCTACGACGGCATCCAGGGCACCGTGGCGATCGCCGCCGGCCAGGGCTCGGTGACCATCACCAACCCGAACATCGACGCGAACACCAAAGTGGTCGCCAACATCGCGCAGGCCGCCGCTGACGGCACCCTGACCAGCCTGCCGCGCATCGTGCCGGCCGCCGGTTCGGTGACCATCTACGGCAACGCCAACGCGACCGCCGCCGTCGTGGTCGACTGGTCGATCGTCGCCGCCCCGGGCCTGACCGTCGCCAACTGATCCATCCCCGCGCAAGCGGGAACCCACCACCCGGCCCGGCCCATCACCACGATGCGCCGGGCATTTTTGGAGCAACAGACATGCAACAAAAACACCAATTCCCGATGGTCCTGACCCACCGCGGCAACCCGCACGCGCAGATCGTGGTGGCCAATGCCGAACAGCTGGCCGAAGTGCCCGAAGAGTTCCTGCCGGTCGACGTGATGACCGCGATTGTCACCGCTGGCGCCGCGATCCCGGGCGTGAACCTGGAAACCGCAAGCAATGCCGGCACCGTCGACAGCGCCGAAGAGGCCGAGCGCCGCAAGAGCCTGGACGAAGCCGTGGACGAATTCACCGCCCACGTCCAGGCCGAGACCAGCAAACTGGACGCCGCCCGCGCAGAGCTCGAGCGCGACCGCGCCGCGCTGCAGCAGGGTGTCGCCGCCCTGGAAGAGCAGCAGGAAGCGCTGGCCCGCGAGCGCGCCGAGTTCGAAGCCCAGCGCGCGACCACTACCACCGCCGCAGGAACTGGCGATATCGGTGGCGAGACCGGCGCCGCGTCGGCAAGCACCGAGGGCGCCGCAACTGGCGAAACTGCTGCCGCAGCTGCAGCACCTGCCAAGCGTACCCGCGCAGCCAAGGAAGGCGCGTAAATCATGGCGACGGTTCTGGACCTGATTACCGCCGCGCTGGTCACCGTCAAGGCGCTGGCCGTCGGCGAAACCCCGGCCGCCGACATGACGACGGACGCCCTGGACAAGTTCAACGACGTGCTCGAGGCGCTTTCGATCCAGAACCTGGCCGTATTCGCGAGCGTCGACGCCGTGGTGCCGCTGGTCGCCAACCAGTCGACCTACCTGGTCGGCCCCGGCGGCGTCGGCCAGCGCCCGCTGTCGATGAATTCGATTGACTCGGCGCGCGCGACCTTCGGCGGCGGCGTCGACTACCCGGTGACCATCGTTCCGCAAGCCGAATACGACGCGCTGGCGGTGAAACAGACCACCGGCGTCCCCGAATGGTTGGCCTATGACAACGGCTACCCGAACACGACGGTGCAGCTGTTCCCGGTCCCCTACCAGGCCGGCACGCTGACGCTCAGCCAGCGCAAGCAGTTCACCGCGGCCGCCACCCTGACCGACACCTTCGACATGCCGCCAGGTTACCGCCGCATGGTCCGCCTGATGCTGGCCTGGGAACTGCGCACCGACTACCCGGGCATGTCGCCGCAGGAACTGGCCAGCCTGGAAAAGGACAAGACCGACGCGATCGCACTGGTCAAGCGCGCCAACATCGAACCGACCATGCTGCGCAGCGAAGTCGCCGCCCTGGACGCATCCGGCGGCGGCAGCGGCGGCGACTGGCGCACTGGCGCCTAACCCGACAACACAAGGACACCACCATGAAAAACTTCCTGCGCCTTTCCGGAGGTCTCGACGTCACCCGCCTGCTGCTGGCGATCCAGCGCCGCCCCAAACTGTGGAAAGAGGACACCTACCTGCGCGACTACCCGCAGGGACCATTTGCCGCGATCGAGTCGATCATGCTGCGCTTCCCGGTCAAGTCGGTGCACGAAACCGAAGAGGCGCTCCAGCAGCACCTGGCCACCTACGACCAGCACGAAAACGTGGACTATCCCGCGTACAAGCTGCTGCCCGAGGCGCGCCCGCTGGTGATGGACCTGATGACCTACGTAGGCGGCGAACGCCTGGGCCGCGTGATGATCAACAAGATCGCCCCGGGCGGCGTGATCTACCCGCACCGCGACACGCCGGCGCATGCCGAGTACTACGACCGCTTCCACATCGTCCTGCAGAGTAAGCCGGGCGTGGTCTTCCGCGCTGGCGATGAGCAGGTGTACATGGCGCCGGGTGAGGTCTGGTGGTTCGACAACAGCGAAGAACACGAAGTCATCAACAACAGCGCCGAAGACCGGATCCACATGGTCATCGATATCCGGACGTCGAAATGATCACCTGCCACGTCGAATCCTTCGAAGAGCGCCTGGACGAACTGCAGGCGCTGCTGCCGCTGCACTACCGCGAACTGGCCCTGAACCAGGACAAGGTGCCGCTGTCGCCGATCTACAGCCAATACATCGAGCGCGAGCGCGCCGGCGGCCTGATCTTCGTGACCCTGCGCGACGCTGGCCAGCTGGTCGGCTACTTCATCGGCTTTATCGCCCCGGGCCTGCATTACAGCACCTGCCTGACCTGCACGATGGACATTTTCTATGTCCACCCCGACAAGCGCACCGGCAGCGCTGGCGTGCGCATGTTCCGCTTCGTGGAAACCGAGCTCAAGCGCCGCGGCGTGCAGCGGTGGTTCATGGGTTCGAAGGTCAGGGCCGACGCCAGCGCCCTATTCAAGAGGATCGGCGCCGAGCCGGTCGAAACCTATTACAGCAAATGGATCGGAGAGTGACATGGTTGCTGCCGCAGTAGTAGCTGGTTCGATCGGGGGCGCCCTGATCAGTTCCAACGCATCAAGCAAGGCCGCGAAGGCACAAACGCAGTCCGCCGACCGCGCGGCCGACCTGGCATATCAGCAGTATCTACAGACCCGCGAGGATCAAGCGCCATGGCGTGATGCCGGCATGGCAGCGCTGTCGCAGCTGACCGGCGGCCTGCAGGCGGGCGGCGAATTCAACCGCAGTTTCGGCATGTCCGATTACCAGGCCGACCCGGGCTATCAGTTCCGACTGTCCGAAGGGCGCAGGGGAATCGACGCAGCGGCCGGCGCACGCGGCGCGCGCTATTCGGGCGCCACCCTGAAGGCCCTGGCGCGCTTCAACAGCGACCAGGCCAGCCAGGAATACGGCCGGGCCTATGACCGCTACAACAACGACGTCAGCACCAGGTTCAACCGCATCGCCAGCGTGGCGGGCGTGGGCCAGACCGCCACCAACTTGACCAACGCGGCCGGCCAGACCTACGCCGGGCAGGCCGGTGATGCGATCCAGAGCGCCGGCACCGCGCGCGCGTCCGGATACGTCGGTACCGCCAACGCGATCAACAACGCTGTCGGACAGATCGGCAACTACTACACGCTGCAGTCCCTGCTGCCGAAGACCCCGCCGGCCGCCACCGCCGCGCCTGCAATCGTCAAATAAAGGAGCGCACACCATGCCGCAACCACTCGTAGCACTTCAGACCGTGGCGCCTCAGTTCGATGACCCGGTGACCATGCACGCCAAGGCCTACACGCTGCGCGACCTGGCCGCGAAGGCGCAGGTCACCGACCAGGCGCTGGCCGACGACAAGGCCGCGCGCGCCGCCTTCGCCGCGAACCCGACCGACGGCAAGGCCCGCTTGAACGCGCTGGCCGGCGTTTCGCCGAAGGCCTACGGCGACGAAGCGAAGCGCCAGGCCGATCTATCCAGGGCCGACGCCGACACCCGGGCCAAGCAGATCGAGGTCGCCACCAAGCAGATCGACATGGCCGGCAAGGCCTTCGGCTACGTGCGCCAGTTCCCGACCCGGGAAAACGCGATCAGCGCCGTGAACTGGCTGGGCCAGAATGGCGTGCTGACGCCCGAGCATGTCGCCCAGCACATGGCAAAGATCGAGGCGGCCGCGCCTGAGCAGATTCAGGGCCTGGCCGACATGGCTTTCCGATCGGCTATCGATGCGAAGGACCAGCTGGCGAAGATCAGCACCAGCGATATCGGCGGCAGCGTAGTCACGCAAAGCGCCGACCCGATCAGCGGCAAGACCACCACGCTGTCGACCCTGGCCAAGACCCAGAGCCCCGACAACATCGCGACGAACAACGTGCGGGTGTCGGAAGGCGCCAAGGACCGGGCCGCGGCAGCGTCGCGCCTCGAGCGCCAGATCGCGGCCGACAAGGAAAAAGCGGAAGCGAAGGGCAGCGTGGAAGCGTCCCTGGACAACGACACGCTGGACCTTATGGCCGACCAGTACATGCGCGGCGACCGTACCGTATTCCAGAACGTGGGCCGCGGCGCGCAGGGTGCTGCGAACCTAGTGGCGCTGCGCTCGCGCATCACCCAGAAGGCGAAGGCGCAGGGCGTCACCGGCGCCGACCTGGCCGCCATTACCGCCGACTACTCTGGCCAGCTGGCCGCGCTGCGCACGTCGGGCAACATCAGCGCCCGCGTCGAAAACGCGATCAGCGAAGCCAACGAACTGATCCCGGTGGCGCTCGAGGCCAGCAAAAAGGTTGCACGTTCCGGCCTGCTGCCGTTCGGTAAGGCCGGCATCATGTTCGACACCCAGACCAACAATCCCGAGCTCAAGGCCTTCGCCACCGCGAACAATGGCTTGGTGTCCGCCTACGCTGGCGCCATGGCGCGCGGCCAGAAGCCCACCGTGTCCGACTTCGAACACGCCCGCCAAATCCTGACCGAAGCGCAAAGCCAAGAGGCATACGAGGCGACGATTGCCCAGATGAAGCTGGAAATGGCGGCGGCATCGCGCGCACCGCAGAACGTGCGCAAGCACCTGCGCGGCGAAATCAGCGGCCAGGGTGCACACGGCGGCGGCCACGGCACCACGCCGAATCCTGTGGCGCCGGCCGGCACGCCTTCGGATATCAATGACCTGCTGAAGAAATACGGCGGTGGCAAATGAGCGCCGATCGCGAACAGCTGTACACCGCGCTGCGCAATGCCGACAAGGCTGGCGATACAGCGGCGGCAACGCGCCTGGCCGAGTATATCCGCGCGCTGCCGCCTGCCGACGCGCCGAACCCCCAGCTGGCCGGCGTGCCCGGCTACGATGCGCAGGGCCGCCCAGAGGTCGCGCGCGCCCCGGTGAAGGAAGAGCGCCCGACCAACGGCGTCGACGTCGCCATGGGCCGGAAAGGCCTGCCGGGCGACGTGTTCGATAAAGTGCTGGGCGTGGTCGAAACCCCGATCACCATGGCGACCGGCATGGCCGGCAGCGTCGCGGGTGCCGTCGCCGGCATTGGGCGAACCCTGACCAGCGGGAAGTTCGGCACGCAGGCGGGCATCCGCGAAGGCGAACAGGCGGCCGGCAAGGTGGCCGAGGCCTTGACCTACCAGCCGCGCACCCAGACCGGCGCCAAGCTGTCCCAGATGGTCGGCAAGGCGGTGATGGACAGCGGCGTGGCCGGCCTTGGCTTCTCGGAACTGAATGCTGCAGGCCAGGCCGCCGGCAGCGCCGCGCGCGCCGCGCGCAGTTCGGCCGCCGCCAGCGCCGCCACCTTGAACGCCGCCGACGATGCGATCAGGGCCGCCCCGAAGGGCCCGAGCCTGCGCGACCTGGTGCGCGCGCCGCGCCAGCTGTCGGGCGTCGGCGCCGCCGAAACGTCGCAGGCCGCCCAGCGCGCCGCGCGCGCCGAGGCGCTGCCGGTGCCGATCAAGCTGACCCGCGGCCAGCTGACGCGCGACCGCACGCAGGTCGCCTTCGAGCGCGAGACCGCCAAGCAGAAGGAAGGGGCGCCGCTGTCGGCCCATTACGAAGACCAGAACGCGACCTTCATGCAGAACCTGGAAGCCGGCGTGGACGAAACCGGCGCGCAGAGCGTCACCCGCCGCGGCGTGGGCAAATCCTTCGTGGCAGCGGTCGAGGCGAAGGACCGCGCAAAACAGGCCGAGATTCGCACCCTGTACCAGCAGGCGCGCGAAGCCGGCGAAATGCAACAGCCGGTGGACGTGTCCGGCCTAGTCGACTGGATCGCGAAGAACAAGGGCAAGGACAAGCTGGCGCCGATCATCACCACGATCGAAAACGAGCTCAAGCAGAACGCCAAGACCGTCGGCGGCGGCGCCGACCCGCTGACCCTGGCCCAGCGCCCGCGGCAAACGGTGATGACCCTGGACGCATCGGAAGACCTGCGCCAGGCGATCAACAAGCTGGCCGAGCCTGGCACCCCGAACGTCGTGTTCGGCAAGGAAGCGCGCGCCCTGATCGACGCCGCGCAGGAAGGCAAGGGCGGCGACATGTTCAAGAAGGCGCGCCGCGCATATGAGAACTACGCCAACGAATTTACAAACCGCGACGTGATCGACAAGGCCCTGCGGACGAAACCGGGCACGAAGGACCGCGCGGTGGCCTATGAAGACATTTTCAATCACACCATCCTGAACGGCAGCACCGACGACGTGCGCCACGTCTTCCGCGTGCTCGAGGCGCACCCGGCCGGCGCGGATCCTGCAGTCGTGGCCGCTGGCCAGCAGGCCGCGAAAGACCTGCGCGGCGCCGTGATCAGCCACATCAAGGAAGAGATGCAAAAGAACTTGAGCGTGGACAGCACCGGCGCGCGCACCGGGTCGACCGCCAGGATTGATGCGATCGTGCGCGAGCTCGACCAGGATGGAAAGCTGGACGTGATCTTCGGGAAGAAAGGCGCGCAGCAAGTGCGTGACCTGCGCGATGTGGCGATCGACATTTACACCAGCCCGACCGGCACCGTGAACAGTTCCAACACCGCCAGCGCCCTGATGCGCAAGCTGGACGACATTGCTGGCTATGCCAAGGGAACGCCGATCATCGGCCAGGCGGTGAACTACACGGTGCAGGCGGTCAAGTCGGCGAACACCCGCCGCAAGGTGCGCGAGGCGATCAATCCGAACCTGAAAGACCTGGCCGGGAAGAAAGGGGGCAACTGATGCCGCAGATTCCATTCGTCGGCGCATCCTATCGCGAGCGCTCGAGCAACCTTGACGCCCAGGCCTGCATCAACCTGTTCCCGGTGCTGGGCGAATCCGGCACCGCCAAGGCTGTCGCGGCGCTGTACGGCACGCCAGGCACCCGCCCGCTGGTCGCGGCACCCTATGGTCCTGTGCGCGCCGTCTATGCGCCCACCGATGGCAGCAGCGCGATCGTCGTGGCCGGCGGCAAGGTCTACCGGCTCAGCCATACATTCTTCACCCTGGCCGAGATCGGCGACGTGCAGCAGGGCACCGGGCCGGTTTCGATCACCGACAACGGCACGCAGGCGGTCATTGTCACCGGCGCCAATGGGTACATCGTGGACCTGGGCGCCAACACCGTCACCAGGATCACGGACGACGCTTTCTATGGTGCGAACTTCGTGGACATCCTGAACGGCTACGCGATCTTCAACCGCATCGGCACGAATCAGTTTTTTATCAGCGCGCCGGATGCGCTGACGTTCGACGCGCTCGACTTTGCCAGCGCTGAAAGCAATTTCGAACCGATCGTGCGCCTGATCGTGAATCACGGCGAACTGCTGCTGTTTAAGCAGACCGTTACCGAAATCTGGCGCGCCAGTGGTGACGTCGACTTCCCCTTCGCGCGTGACACCAATGCCGCCCTTGAGCAGGGATGCGCTGCGCCCTGGTCGGTGGCCGCCATGGACAACAGCGTCTTCTGGCTGGGCCGCAACGTCGACGGCGCCGGCATTGTATGGCGCCTGAACGGTTACACGCCGGTGCGGGTCTCGACCGATGCGGTCGAATATGCGATCGCCAGCTATGCCGACATTTCCGACGCCGTGGCCTACGCCTACCAGCAGGAGGGTCACACCTTCTACGTGCTCAGCTTCCCGACCGCCGGCGCAACGTGGGTATTCGATGCTGCGACCCAGCTGTGGCACCAGCGCGCCTACCTGGACCCGACAACTGGCGTGCTGGGGCGCCACCGTTCGAACTGCCACATGTATTTCGCCGGCCGCCATATCGTCGGCGACTGCACCAGCGGCGAACTGTACACGCTGGACCTGGACTATTACAAAGACCGCGCCAGCGACCCGCTGCCGGCGATCCGCGCCGCCGCCCATATCGCCGATCCGGATTACGGCTGGATTGTGCACAACCGCCTGCAGGTCGATATCGAGACCGGCGTAGGCATTGCCAGCGGCCAGGGTGTCGCGCCGGTGGCGCTGCTGGACTGGTCCGACGACGGCGGCCACACCTGGAGCAACCAGCACGCCGCAGCGCTAGGTCGCATGGGCGAATACCGCGCCCGCGTGCGCTGGAACCGTCTGGGGCGTGCGCGTGATCGGGTCTACCGCATCACGATCAGCGATCCGGTAAAGCGCGTGATCATCGGCGCGGCCTTGAACCCGGGGGACTAAATGGCTAACACCTTGAACCTGCTGCCCACCCGCGTCCCCATCGGCCAGGTCACCGACCCGAGCGGCCGCAAACTGGACGTGTTGATCACGCCCGAATTCGTGCGCGTGCTGACGGCGATGTTTCAGCGCATGGGCGGCGCCGCCGGGCTCAGCAACACCGATCTAGAGGCGCTGCTCGTCACCGCCATGATCCAGACACCGCAGCAGCAAGGCCGCGACGATGCGGCCCTGTGCGCACCTGTCGACGCCTGGCCTATGGTCGCCGAACTGCAGGCCCAGAACGAAGCCCTGCGCATGCAGATGCAGGCCCTGGTCGGCATCACCGAGCAGGTCGCGGAACTTCGCAAGACCATCGACGCGATGCAGATGGAATCCGGCGGCGCGGCGGCGCTGGTGGTCGATTGGGAGCGCCCCGGGAAGATCGGCGAGGCCACCGCGAACAGCGGCAAGTTCACCACCCTGACGGCGACCGGCCCGGCCAAGGTCGGCACCACCGGCACGGCCGGCGCGGTCCAGCTGGCGCGCGCGTCTGACGGCTTAGGCGTGGGCACCGCCACGATGAACGGGAACACGCTGGAAGTCGACAACCAGGCCGGCGACATCGTGACCAAGCGCGGCGGAACTGAACGCATCCGCGCCACCGGCACCGGCGCGACCGTATCGGGCGACGCCACCGCGACGGGCGCCCTGGTCAGCGGTGCGGTCGGTGCTTCTGGCCAGCTGAAACTGGCGCGTGCCTCGGACGGCGCGACCGGGACCGTCGCCACCTTCAGCGGCAACGATTTGCTGCTCGACAGCCCGCCGGGCGACGTCGTTATTTTGCGCGGCTCGGTGGAACGGATAAGGGCCACCGCCAGCGGCGCCGCCGTGTCCGGAACCATGGGCGTGTCGGCAGGCTTCGGCTGTAACGGCAAGTCGCCGCAAGCTGCAGCGGCGTCGGGCGGCACGCTGGCCGGCGTGATCGCGGCACTGGTCGCGAACGGCATTCTTTCAAGCTAACCCACCGCAACACCTTAACCAGGAGATTCAAAAAAATGAGCGTGCAAAAGTACTTTTATCCAGGCGGGAACGTCCCGGCGGCTTTCGCTGCCGTGGGCACCGTCGTCCCCGCGAACACCAAGCGACAGATCACGTCGGCGATCGTCTGCAACGACACCGGCGCGGTTCGGCTGTTCTCGGCGCGCATCGTCGGCGAAGGTGGTGCTGGCGCCGTCAACCTGATCTATTCCCGGGCCATCGGTATCGGCGAATCGTACCTGTGCCCCGAACTGGTCGGGCGCGGCATGAATGCCGGCGGCTACATCGAAGTTCAGGGCGACGCGACCGGCCTGGACTTCAAGTTCGAATCCCTGGAATTCGTATAAAAAGGAATCCCGCACATGGCAACTCAAACTAGCCTGATGCCTGTACCGAAGCAGCAGCTGTTCAGCGCCAACGGCCAGCCGCTGGTCGGCGGCAAGCTGTACACCTACGCCGCCGGCACGAATAACCCGAAGGCGACGTTCACCGATTCGGCCGGCACCGTCCAGCAGCAGAACCCGATTCCCCTGAACAGCCGCGGCGAACCAGACAGCCCGATTTATTGGAGTGGTTCGTACAAGGTCGAACTGCGCGACGCGCTGGGCAACCTGATCTATACGGTCGACAACTTCAACACCGACCCGGGCGGCCTGCAGCGCTTGTTCGATCCTTCCGGCTCGACCCTGCTGCAGTTCCTTCAGCGTGGCGACGCGCCGGTGGCGCGCACGGTGGCGAGCAAGCTGCAAGAAAGCATCAGCGTCAAGGACTTCGGCGCCGTGGGCGACGGCGAGACCAACGACACCGACGCCTTCACGCGCGCCCGCAATGCGACCGGCGGCGTCTACCTGATCCCGAACGGCACCTACGTGCTGAATGCCGTGCCCAACGTCTTCGCCGATCCGTTCATTGCTGGCGATAACGTGGTGCTGGTCATCGGTGGTAGCAGTTACACCGTTTCCAATGCCTTTTGCGGCGCCCTGCGCTACCGGGTCGACTCGCCAGTCTTGACGTCGATCGTGCACGCGAAAACCGGGAACGTGCTTATGCAGTTCCAGGACGGCGAAGGCGGCACCGCCACCTATTTCTATCGCGGCCTGTCGATCCAAACGGATAGCCACTGGTGCCAGGCCGGCCCGAAAACCGTGGGCGGCTCGGTCGACCTTCTGTATCAACGTTCGGCATCGCACCCGACCGACGCAGGCGGCAATCGCTTCAACGAGACTTTCGAAGAAACGCCCGACCGCATGCTGTTCAGCTATGCCACGACCGCCAGCGGCGCCCCGAACTTCGACACCTGGGTGCGGGTTTATGCAGGCGTGTCGCCGAAGATTGATTTTCCAGCGCTGGCGCCGTGCTTCCGACAAGGCTGGTCAATGCAGAACCGGGCAGAAACCGGCTTCAAACTGGTCTGGACCATCGGCACCGATCGCCACCACATTCAGGCGGACGGCGGTGGCGTGACCCACATGACGTTCAAGGCGGACGGCTCGGTCGGTTTCTTCGGCGCTGGCGGCATCACGCGCCCGAGCATCACCGGATCGCGCGGCGGTAACGCGGCGCTGGCCAGCCTATTGACGCAGTTGAACCTGATGGGCCTGATTGCTGACGGCACCACCGCATAAAAATAACCTTCCAAAACTGTCCTGAAACGAAAGAAAAAAATGATCGACAAAACCCCACCACCTGACCTTCCTGCACACCTGGCCGAGTTGTTGCCCTGGGCCTGGGTCGCCTTCGTTTCCATTCTCGGAGGCGTGGCGTCCTTCCTGCAGAAGATGAAAACCGGCCACGTCCGCGCCTGGAACTTCACCGAGTTTGTCGGCGAAATGGCCGCCGCCGGCCTGACCGGCATCATTACCGCGAACCTGTGCGATTCCATGGGCTCGTCGGCGCCACTGAAGTACGCCCTGGTCGGCATTTCGTCACACATGGGTTCACGCGCGCTGTTCAAGCTCGAGGCCATGTTCACCGCGAAATTCCACCTGCCGGCCGATCCGGTGGTGCCGGCTGACCAATCGAAGGGGGAAGATCATGCCGCCTAGCGCCTTCCTTGCCATGATGGTCGGGCCGGCGCAGGCCTGCCAGCGCGCGACCGGGATCCCCGCTTCGCTGATCCTGGCGCAGGCGGCGCTGGAATCCGGATGGGGCGCACGCTGCCCTGGTAACAACCTGTTTGGCATCAAGGCGGATAAGGCATGGAAGGGCCCGACCGTCGACGTCGCGACGCACGAAGTCATCAAGGGCAAGCGCATCGCGATCACCGACAAGTTCCGAGCCTATGCCAGCTGGGCCGACTGCATGAAGGATCACGCCCGGTTCTTCCAGGTGAACCCGCGGTACCGCGACTGTTTCAAGGAAACGACCGGCGAAGGCTGGGCGCGCGCGGTGGCCAAGGCCGGCTATGCGACCGATCCGAACTACGCCAGCCTGCTGATCGCCGTAATGGGTAACAAGCCCGGCGGCCGGAATATGGCGCAGTACGACGTGCAGCCTGCACAGGTGCCAGCGTGACCGCGATCGAGCGGCTGACGGCCGCCGTCATGCTGGTGCTGCTGGTCGCAGTCGGCAGCGTCTTGTGGGTCCGCCACTATGGCGCCGAGCAGTACCAGGCCGGCCACGATGCGGCGATCGCCGCCGGCAAAGAGCAATACGACCGCGATGCCGCGGCCGCCCGTAAAACCGAGTCGGACCTGCGCGCGCAGCTGCGCGCCAAGGATGCCGACGCCCTACGACAGAAAGAGGAACATGAAAAAAACCTTGCGAATGCTCAGCGCCGCATGCGCGCTGGCGCTGACAGCCTGCGCTGCCCCGCAGTCGGCCCCGTACCAGACCACGCCGCGCCCGACGATCGACCCGCTGCCGGCGGACCTGACCCTGACACCGCAGGACCGCGCATTGTGCCAGAGACTGCTGCTGATCTTCTCGGCGTCGCCGCGGACATTGCTGGAATCGTGCGGAAGTACGACCGCCTCGAGCAGCGCTTCGAAGCCTGCCGGGCCCTGAACGCGGAATGGGCGGCGGCATGGACTTCCATGTGATCACACCGCAGGGCAGCAGTGAATTGATCATGCAGGTGCAGGGCGGCGTGGTGGTGATCGTGCCGCCACCTGACCCGCCGGCGGCAGCACCGGCCGCAGAATGAAAAAAGGCCCGGGAACCCCGGGCCTTTCCTTATGCGAGTGCAGCGCGCGCCCGCCTGTCCCAGCCATCACGCCGTTCGATACCTTTGCGCTTCCCGATGATGTGCCACCATCGATACTTCACGCGGCGCGGTTCTGTACGGCGATCCCACAATACACGACGGCATTCCTGGCGGGCTAGGTCTTCCATGGGGCTCTCCTTTCGCCCCTATGATGCGCGCGCCGTGCTGGCGCGCTTTGCTGTCGCTCAGCCTTCTGCAATCTGCCAGTCTTCGGCCAGGGCGTCCGACTGTGACGGTGCCCAGCCCATCAGGATCGCGCCCTGTGCGGTCTTCAGAATGAAATAAGGCAGCACCGGCGCGCCGCCGCCGTTCTCTTCGGCATGCGCGCGGGCGTGCTCGTTCCAGAACGACGTGGCGGCCAGGTTCGGGTTCCCCTTGCCCAGCGCGACCCACTGGCCGGCACCATTCCAGCCTGCGCGCGTGACCTTGTGCCCGCGCTTCATCGCTTCGACCGCCAGGCCGAAGTTCATGGCATCGCACGGACGATAGGCAGCGTCGAACGCGCGCTTCGGCGTCCAGGTGACATAGCCGGCGCGCCCCGGTACATTCGGCTTGCCGTCCGCTTCGTACTCAACCAGATAGCCCGCCTCGGCGCCGTCTTCGTCGGGCGGCATCGCCCAACCGCGGAAGGCATTGTAGGCGGCCCGGGTCATCGCCTCGGCGATGATCAACTTGGTACCGATGAATCGGCCGGCGGTCTGGATCGTGGTGCTGGTGGTTTCTTGCATGGTCTTCCTTCAGGGTGCGCGCCTCTTGGCCGGCGCGCTTGGCCATGGTTATTTGGTGGTGCCGACCTGGCGCCGATCCTTGCCGCTGCGCCGGTCGCCGGCCAGCCAGCCGAACAGGCGCCAGAACAGCGTGGGTCCGAAGCGTCGATCGGTGCGGTTCGGGCACTTGCGGCCCTGGTCGCAGTTCTGGGTACAGCATTGGCCGCGCGTCTTCATACCGGGCATTCCATCCAGTCGCACGGCCCGGCCGGGTCACCAGGATGCCGGCTGCAATGCGCGCAGCTGTCGGGCGCCGGCAGCGCCTGCGCGTCGTTCACTTCGCGCGCCTCGACGTCGATTACCATGCCGTGCTGTTCCTCATATAGGCGGTGCTGGCGGTCAGATTCTTCCTGATGTTCGCGTGCCTGACGTTCGGCCTGGCGCTGGGCTTCCTCGGCCTGCAGCCGGGCTTCGGTCCTGGCCAGTTCCAGCGCTGCTAGGCCTGCGAAGTACCCGCCCATCATTCCGGCTTTCCCCCATCATCGGCACCCCGGGCCGGCACCGCGTATTCCGGCCACAAGGCATCCCGCACCATCGGCGGCGGGATGAAGGCGACAGTCTCGGCGGCCGCGCGGTTCTGGGCCTTCTGGATATCCGACAACCCAGCGAAGAGGGCCGCGCCGTCCAGGTTCTTCAGGATGCCCAGGCGCGCGTCCTGAAGAGTCACCGTGTCACCGAACACGCGCACGGTCGCCACCGGCAAATGGTCGACGGCTTGCCGCCCGCCTGTCAGCTTTTCCCATTCCGCCATGATCGCCTGCGCGGCATCGCGCGGCGTGACGTCATCGCCGAAGGTCAGCACGCCTTCATTGCTGATCGAAAGCCAGATTTTCGGCGTGGTGTCGACATGTCGAATGCGGTAATGCAGGGTATCTGATTGCTCATCGGGCGCGGCTTCCTGGTGGCTTTGTACGCCGCTCGGCTGCTGCGCCTGGTTAGCGGCATCGGGTGCAGTCCCGTCTGATTCCAGAAATTCCTGCAGCGCATCCTTGCCGCAGTTGCAGCGGTTCCCCGGGTCGCCTTCGTGATGGTCGGACACGAAGCAATTTTCACCATGCGGGCCGGTGCTGATCCAGTTTCTGGCGGCGGTCAGCTTGCCGATTATTTCGGTAATCTCGCTTTGCAGGTCGGCAGCGTCGCCAGTTGCGGCGAGGTCTTCAGCCCACTCGCGATCCTTCAGCAGGCGCACCATGCGGCGCACCTGTTCGCGGAACTTGTGCAGCTGGTCATACTGGCTATACAAGGCGGCCACGTCGCGCAGCGGCTGGGTGTCATAGGCCGGGTTGATGCTGTCGCCCAGCTTCCAGTAGCCGATCGCGGCGGTACTGATCGCGGCCATTTGCAGGCGGTATTGTTCGCTGCGCTCGAGCGCTGGCAGGGCGCCTTCCCGGTACAGGTATTCGCCGTCGCGCAGCGGCTCTTCGGACTGGTGGAACGGATAGAACTGGTGCCAGGTGGCCGCGCCTTCGCCGCCGGTGCGGTACACGGCCGCCGGCCCATCCTTGCGACGCACGCACACGTCGACGCGCTCGAGGTCGGGCGGCTGGTTCGGCCAGGTGCTGCCCAGCGGCCCGATCAGGCCAGTGGTCGGCCCGGTCAGCAGCAGGGTCCAGTGGTCAGGGCGATCGCCCCACTGCAGCGCGACGGCAGGCCGGGCGTCATCCTTGCGGCGCATCGGGTTTGTGGTGTCATTCACTTTGCAATTCTCCTTTGTTTGAGGGCTGATTCGGCTGCATCCCATGCAAGTCGCACGCGCTCGTCCAGGGTTGTTATCGGCTTTTCGCCGCGGGTCCATCCTTTGGCGTCGATACAGGCCGACAGCGCCGCCATGAAGGCCCGGTCCAGAAAGGCCTGGCGCTCGGCTTGATATCGCTCGGTTTGTCGGTCGCGCTGCACGCGCTTGCGGCCTGCTGCATACCCGCGCGCGTATCCCCGTTGTTCTTCTGTGGTCGGCATTCTGATCCCCTATGTAGCGCGCCAGCGCTGGGCCGGCGCGCGTGGATTATGGCCGAGTTACGCGGCGGCCTGCGCCTGGTGCGCCTTGATGCCGTAATAGACCGCCTTGGCCGCGCGCACGTCGTTCATTGCGTCGTGCGCGCCTTCCAGATCGTGCCCGGTGAAGAACTTGTAGGCTTCGCCCAGATTCGGCGACTTCGGGCCCTTGCGGCGCGCGGCCACCATCTTCGCGGTCGGCGGCAGGTTCAGGATTTTCACGCTGTTGCCCTGGGTGCAGTAGGCCGGCGCCGCCTTCCAGTAATCGGCGAACGGCAGCGGCGGCGTGCCGATGGTCTGCATGCTGTAGAAGGCGTGTCGCATCAGTTCGATGCGCAGCATGCGCATGTCGAAGGATTCGTTGTGGCCGCAGCGAAGATTAGCCTCGGTCCACATGTCGACAAAGTGGGAAATTACCACGTCGGCGGCGATGCCTTCGGCCATGGCGCGCTCGGTGGTGATGCCGTGCACGGCGGCCACTTCGTCCGGAACGGTCCAGCCGTCGGGCAGCACAATCATGTTCATGTGCTGCAGGTCTTCGCCGGTGGCTTCGTCGCACAGCAGGGCGGCCAGCTGCAGCACGCGCGGCTGTTCTGGGTGCTCGCTGGGCAGGCTCCAGAGAGGCAGGCCAGTCGTTTCGGTGTCGTAGAACAGAATGGTTTTTTGGGTATTCATGGTGTCGCTTTCGTAGTAGAGGAATGAAAGGGCGCCAGGCCGGCGCCCGGGTTACTTAGGCGGCCTGCTGCGCCGCGCCGTCGGCGGTGGTGCTGGCGGTGATCCCGCCGTTTTCGACCCAGAACGCCGTGATGGTGTCGGCCAGGCCGGTCGGCATCGCCTTGAAGGTGCCGAACAGCAGGGCGGTGTCGATCAGGCCTTCGAAGGCCAGCACGTCCATCCAGTCCAGCAGCTGCGCGCGGCCCGGCAGGTCCAGCACGTCCACGCGGTCCAGCATCAGCACCTTCAGGCCGGAAATCTCGGCGACCACCTGGGCCACCATCGCGTCGACGCGCCATTGCTCGGACTCGCTCAGCAGCTGGTACGGGCGGCCGTTGGCGGTGATGGCCATGTCGGCTTCAATCTGGGCGGTCATCCATTCGGTATCCACGGCGGCCTGTTTCAGCAGCAGGTTCACCGGCGCAAGCGCCTCGAGCAGCATTTCGTTCGGGATGCCTTGCGGCGCCAGGGCGTCGGCCACCTTCGTCCATTCCTCGACATCGGCGTGGTGCCGGGCCGCGCCCTTGGTCTTCGCGTGCGCTTCGTCGCGTTTCTTCTGGGCCGCTTCAATGTCCAGGCGCTTGTTCTCGGCGGCCTGGCGGTCGGCTTTTGCCCTGGTCAGCAGGCCTTCTACTTCAGCGATTTCGGCGCTGGCGTCCACGACGTCGGAAGCGGGCGCCAGGGCGTCGAACTGGCCCTTGGCCTGGGTGGCGGCAGCAAGGCCACGTTCCAGGTTCTTCACGCGGTTCTGCATCACCTGCAGGCCGCGCTCATGTTCGGGCAGCGCGGTGACGGCATCAGGATCCGGCTGTCCGTCTTCCAGCTTGCCGTGTTCCTTCGTGTAGGCCACCATCAGCTTCGTCCGCTGGGTTTCCTTCTCGGCCGTCGCATCCTTCCCGGTCAGTACCAGCCCATCCAGGAAGCGGGCCATGTCGTGCACCAGGCCGACGCGCGCGGTGCCGCTGGCGCGCTCGCGCATGGCCACCACCTTCGGCTCATACTCGGCCAGTTCCTTCCGCGCCAGGTCCAGCTGGCCGGTCAGGCTGTCGACCTTGCCGGCGCCTTCGGCCAGGGCTTCGCGGCGCTGCGCCGCCTTCTGCGCCTCGAGGGCCACCGACTTGATGCGGCCCAGATTTTCGTTCAGCAGCGCGATGTTTCGATCGATCCCGCCCACCTGGTCGGCCAGCGCCTTCACGTCGCCCGGCGGCAGGTCCGGCACCGGCGCTTCCCAGCTGACCGCCTTGACGGCGCCGTAGGTTTCGCCGGTCAGGGTGCGCCATGCGCCCTTCGCTTCGGTCGCCTTGCTCTTGGCGTGGTCGCACACGCCCGGGAAGCCGGTACGCAGCAGCGGCAGCACGGCGTCTACCTTCTCTTCCTGGCACCCGCGCGCCAGCATGCGCGCCTTCACGTTGTCCGCCTTCGGCTTCAGGCCGGTCAGGCCGAACAGGAAGGTGCGGCGCTCGTCGGGCGTCATCCTGGCGAAGCGCTGACCGTACAGGGCCACGCGCATCGGTTCGCTGATTTCCGGCCCGACGAATTCGCCCTTGGGCAGGTTGAACGCGAACGACTGATCAGCATCGCCGTCGATCGTCACCACGGCGCCGCCGGCCTGCGCGCCTTCGTGGACCAGCATGCCGAAGGTCTTTTTCGTGGTCACGTCGCGCACGGTGTCCTGGGTGATCGCCATGCGCACCGCTTCCTGAATCGAGCTCTTGCCGCTGCCATTGCGGCCGGCGAACAGCGCCACAGGCGTCGGCAGGCGTGCGTCGACGTCCTGCAGGCCCAGCACGTTCTGCGCTTGAATACGGGTGATTTTCATTGTCTTGTTCTCCAATCTGTTGAGGGTGCAGGACCGCGCCGGGCGGCCCCGCGTGTTGTTGTTATTCCAGGTTGCCGCCGTTGGCTGCGCGCTTGCCACCGCGGCGGCGGCCGGCGATCGGTTCGACGTTGCTGCCGATCGGCGCCTCGTCGGTCTTCAACGGGATAGGGTCGCCAGCCGGTTCTGCCGGGCCTTCGCCGGGCCGGAACTCGGCGTCCACCACGTCGTCGGGCTGGGCGGTGTAGCTGTGGCCCGGGTCGCCCGGCTGCACGCCGTCGTTCGCCAGCACGACTTCGCCGCCAGTGGCCGGCAGGGCGTCGACCTTCGCGCCCGGCGTGTCGAACATCGCCTCGGCTTTCTGGCGCGCTTCGCTCTTCGGCTGCTGGGTCTGCTGCTGCACCTGGTCGAACAGGTCGCCGCTGCCTTCGGCTTCGTCTTCGTCGCGGCACTCAAGCGTGACCGGAACCACCTGCTGCAGCAGGGCCGACAGCGCAGCGATCGCGGCCGGGTCGGGCTTGGAGAACTGAACGCGGAACTGCCAGTGGACGGTGCCGCCTTCCTTCATCGTCAGCTTGAAATTATTGGTTTTGCCGCCGCCCAGCACGACGTCGCCGCCGTCGACGTGCAAGCGCAGCAGGGTGCGCGGCACTTCCAGCTTCCAGCCGATCGTCGGATCCAGCAGCGGGAAGCGCAGGGCCGGCAGGTGGTCCGATTCGATCAGTTCGCGGTTGTCGTCCTTGCGGTAATACGTGGCGCGCAGGTCTGGGTGCAGCTTGGCCAGCAGGTTGTTCGCGGCGTCGAATTCGAACTTCAGGTCGATCGCCGGGCTGGATTCTTCGCCGTGCAATTCGCTACGCACGTTCAGGTGCGCCAGCTTGCAGCGCTCTTTTTGCAGATTGAATGCCTCAGTTTTGGACATCAGTGTTTTCCCTTCTGGGTGGTGGTGAAAAATCGTTATTCCGGCGCGGTGCCGCTGCTGGGGCGGCGGGTGCGCTTCGCAGGGCCGGCGGCCGGTGCTTCAGCCTTCTGTTCCTGGGTCTTGGGCGACATTTCGGCCAGGCGCTGCTGGTACAGCGTGTTCAGGGTGGCGCGGAAGCTGTCGTTGGTCACTTCGCCGACCAGTTCGTACACGTCGGCCAGCTGGTTCAGGTTGTTCGCGCGGTTCAGCTGGGCCATAAGGCGCTCGTACTGTTCGCCTTCCTCGGCCGTGAACGTGCCCGCCTTCGTGCCCGGCTGCGACGTACTGGTGCCGGTGCTGGTGGCGCTGGCCGCCGCCGGCTGTGCTTCGCGCACGTCGACGGTCTCGGCAGCTGCTGCGCGGCGCTGGTTCGCGCTCGGCTGTTCCTCGGTGGTCGCCGGCTGCTGGGCCGGTGCATCGGTGCGCGGGTGCTCTTCCTGCTGGTCGGTGGCCGCGTCTTCCTCATCGATGAACACGAAGTTGCCGTCGATCGTGTTTTCAACGTGGACCGCCTTGCCGGCCGCATTCGCCTGTTCGGCGGCGATCGCGTTTTCCAGTTCCACCGACGTCGGCAGGTATTTGATCACCTGCAGCAGCACGACCTTCCGGCCGTAGGCTTCGAAGTTGTCGTCGTTCTTCGCGGCGTAGTGCTTGCCGCCGACCTTGTTGTATTCCTTCAGGTGCTTGTGCACCTTCGCGGTCGACCACACGACCAGGTGCGGGAACTCGGCGCCCTTCACGCGGCCGACCGCGTAGTAGTGGGTAACGTCTTCGTGCGCTTCGCTGTCGCCCGGCTTGTGGTGCAGGTACGGGCTGTCGCCCAGCTGGTAGTCGAACTGGTCGCCCTTGCGCACCACGCCGGTCCAGGCGCTGGCGCGGCCGGTGCGGTTCACCAGGTCGATCAGGCCCTTCCAGCCCGGGACATACTGGCAATTGCCCTTGTACGCGACCAGATAGCCCTTGCCGTTCCCCAGCCCGATCCCGCTGTTGATCGCGACGCTGACCGCCACGTAGAACGACAGCGGCGTGGCCGCCTGCAGGTCTTTCGACTGCATCAGCATGACGGTCGCGGTGCGGATTTCGCGCTCCACCGTCATGTGGCCCGGTATGCCGGCGCCCAGCAGTTCCTTGCGCTTATCCAGATAGTCGGTCTTCCCGGTGATCGGGTGCGCGGCCCGCTTGGCGAGCTCGGTAGTGTTCGCCTGCTGGTTTTCCTGCAGGTTTTGCAGTGTTGTCATGCGGTGGTTCTCCTTTGAGTGGTGATGGTTCATTCGTGGTACGGGCAGGCATCCCAGCGCACACAAAACCGCTTGCTGCACAAGGTCGACTGTGGGTTCGGCGGGAACAGCCCCGCCTTGAACATCTTGGCGGCCATTTCGATCAGGCCCGGGTGCTGGGGCGTACCGACCAGGTGGCGCTTCGCGTCGAACACTTGGCTGATCCCGACCTGTGTGGTGCTGGTGGTCTGCAGGGCCATAATCTGGCCGCCGGCCGTCGGCTGACCGTCGGTATGCTCGGACAGCAGCTGATAGGTGCCCAGCTGCGCGGCGCGGCCCTTGGTGCTGACAACGCCTTCGCTGATCAGGCGCCCGCCGGTCTTCAGGTCGGCGATCACCTTGCCGGCGCTGCTGCGCGCGACCCGGGCCCGGTCCATAGTGCCGGTCAGGCGCACGGTCACGCCCTGGCCGCAGTCGATTTCCATGGGCTTCAGGGTCATTTCGACCGATTCGAAGCGCATCAGCGGTGCAATCTCGGCGCAGTAGCGGGCGTGCAGGGTCAGCCCGATCCGCTCGGCGTCGCGCAGGGGCAGCTTCGGGTCTTTGAAGTCGACGTCTTCCCCCGGTTCATACAGGGTCTGCACGAACACGTCGGCCGCATCGTTGGCGCTGATCGGCGCACCGGCCAGCTGCGCCTGGTCGAAGGCCGCGGTGCTGGCGTGGATGCTGGTGCCGAGCCAGGCGCGCAGGCTGGTCGGGCGGTGCATGCGCATCAGCTGTTCGCCTTCGAAGCGGTAGGCGCAGTCGAACAGGCCGCCGAAGGAACTGGCGCGGATGGTGTAGGTTTCGTTCATTAGCCAAGCCTCGGATCGAAGGGCACGCCCAGCAGGGTGCACAGGATTTCAGCCGCGCCGATCGCGGCCAGGATGCCGCCGAAGAACAAGATGCAAAAGCCGATCGGGTGGTCGACCAGGCGGGCAAACAGGGACGGCTCGCGCTCTTGCTTGCGCAGGCGCGCCAGGGCGTGTTCGATTTCTTCGTCTTCGGTCAGGCCGGGCTGGAACAGCATGGCCAACAGGCGGCGGATCATGGTGCACGCTCGGCCATCATGGTGTCGGCGTATTCGCCGCGCAGCTTGGCCAGCACCGCCAGCAGAACCGACATTTCGGGCCAATGGCCGCTGTAGTCGGTCGCCGTGCGCTTCCAGTAGTTGCGGGCGTCTTCCAGGGTGAACGGTGCATGCGCGGCGAAGTAGTCGCGCACCGTCATGCCGTGGCAGGTAACGCTGGTCGGCTTCAGCGGTTCGAAGATCGGCACCGGCTGGTCGCCCATCGGAGCCGCCATTGCCGGGAAGGTATGCGGAAAGGCCGGCCCGCCGTGCATCTTGTTCATTGCGCACCGCCTGCTGGCACTTGGTTGAACGGGTTGCCCTGGTCCAGGCGCGCGGCCATGTCCAGCAGCATCAGCGCGCTGGCCAGGTTCAGCAGCCGTTCCCGGCGGATATGGATTGCTTGCAGCGTCAGCAGGGCATCGCCTGCCGTTTGGGCGTCTTGTTGTGCCATGTCATCCCCATTGTTGTTAGAAAGCACCCCACGCGCTTCCTGTGGTCAACATATTACGGGCATCGTTTGTTGCGCGTCAACCCATTTATTGTGTCGCATCAGAAAAGAATTGTATTGCCAACGGCAACTTGATTAAGGTAATCTCTGTTGCGGTATCGCTATAAACCTTCACCACTTGAGGAATCCCAACATGGAAAAACAAATGACCTTCACCCCGCACCCGCTGTTCGACGCGCTGCTGGCCGACATGCGCCGCCAGAAGGGCGAATCGGTGCGGATCAACGACGCGGCCCTGTGCCGTGAGCTGGACGTGCTGCCCCCGACGCTCAGCAAGATGCGCAAGGGGAAGCTGCCGGTGTCGGACACGGTTCGCGTGCGCGTGATGCGGAAGTTCGGCTGGTCGATCAAGCGCCTGGACGCCCTGGTGCCGCCTGTTGCCGAGGAAGGCCAGGCCCACTAATGGAAATCGTTCTGGTCAAGCAGACCGACGCCCAGCTGTCCGAAGAGGACCGCGCCGTGGTGCGTCGCTTCCTGATGGGCCACCTGTCGGGCGCCACCGACAAGGACACGAAGGCCTGGAACAACTTTATCCGCGCCATGGATGCCGCCGGCAGCGGCGAGTTCTTCACCTTCAAGATCGAGCGCCGCCGCCAGGGCTGGTATCACAGGAAGCACATGGCCACGATTTCGGCCGTGTTCAAGGCACAGGAGCGCATCAGCGACTTCGAAGCCTTCCGCCTGTGGCTGAAGATCGGCAGCGGCTTTGTCACCTGGATGACCGGGCCGAAGGGCGGCGTGGTGCCCGTGCCGAAGTCGATCAGCTACAGCAGCTGCAGCGAAGAGGAAATGCGCGAGTTCCACGAAAACGCGATCGCCTTCCTGCTGACGGAACACGCCTGCACCTACCTGTGGCCGAAGGTTGACCCGCACACCGCCCAGCAGGGCATGGACGCAATACTAAGAAAATTCGAAGGGGACCAACCTTGAAACGAGACATTTTCAGCCTGCAGCTGGACCTGGGGCACGAACTCATTATCGACAACTTCGCCGGCGGCGGCGGCACCAGTACGGGACTCGAGGCAGCATTCGGGCGCCCGGTGGATATCGCGATTAACCACGATCCCGAAGCGCTGGCCATGCACGCCATGAACCACCCGCACACCCGGCACCTGTGCGAATCGGTATGGGACGTCGACCCCATCAAGGTCACGAACAACCAGCCGGTCGCGCTGGTCTGGCTGTCACCCGACTGCAAGCACTTCAGCAAGGCGAAAGGCGGGAAGCCGGTGGAAAAGCGGATCCGCGGCCTGGCCTGGGTCACGCTGCGCTGGGCAGCGAAGTGCAAACCGCGCGTGATCATGCTGGAAAACGTCGAAGAGTTCAAAACCTGGGGGCCGCTGATCCAGGATGAACACGGCAATTGGAAGCCCGACCCGGCGAAGCGTGGCAAGACCTTCGCCAGCTTCGTCCGCCAGCTGGAAGCCCACGGCTACAAGGTCGAACACCGGGAACTGCGCGCGAGCGACCACGACACCCCGACGATCCGCAAGCGGTTCTTCCTGGTCGCCCGCCGCGATGGTCTGCCCATCTGCTGGCCCGAGCCCACCCGCGGCGCGCCAGACTTGCCGGCCGTGCTGGCTGGCCAACTGCTGCCGCACCGCACCGCGGCCGAGTGTATCGACTGGTCCCTGCCCTGCCCATCCATTTTCGACCGGAAGCGCCCGCTGGCCGAGGCCACCATGCGCCGGATCGCGAAGGGCATCATGCGCTATGTAGTCGACGCCGAGCAGCCCTTCATTGTGCCGCTGACGCACCAGGGCAGCGATCGCGTCGAGCCGATCACGGAACCCATGCGCACCATTACCAGCGCGCACCGCGGCGAACGGGCACTGGTGACCGCTTTCCTGAACGAACACGCGAACGCCAGCACGCAGCGCGTCATGCCTGCCGATGAACCGATGCGCACCATTTGCGGAGAAGTGAAGGGCGGCCACTTCGGGCTGGTCTCGGCCACGCTGGTCGACACCGCACACGGCGACGTGTCGCCCGGTGGCGTGAAGCGCTGGGGCAGCGGCGCCAAGCCGGTCGACGCACCGATCGGCACCGTGGCCGCCAGTAGCAATCAGGCGCTTGGCGTCGCCTTCCTAGCCAAGCATTACACCGGCGTGGTCGGGTCCGACCTGGAAGAGCCGATCGGCACCGTGACCAGCTGCGACCACCATAGCCTGGTGCATGCGCACTTGACGAAATTCCGCACCGGGTCGACCGGCAGCGACCTGTCCGCCCCGGTGCCGACGATCACGGCCGGCCCGAAGGAAAACCCAGCCGGCGCCCCGCATGCGCTCGGCTTGGTGTCGTCCCACCTGATCAAGCTGCGCGGCACCAGCACCGCGGCCGCCATGCAGGAACCCATGCACACGATCAGCGCGCAGGGCCAGCACCACGGCGAGGTGCGCGCCTTCCTTATGAAGTATTACAGCACCGACCAAGACCCGCGCCTGGGCGAACCGCTGCACACCATAACGACTGTCGACCGCTTCGGGCTGGTGACCATTCACGGCCAGGACTACGAGATTGTCGACATTGGCCTGCGCATGCTGGCGCCGCATGAACTCTACCGGGCGCAGGGCTTCCCCGAGGATTACGTGATTGATGAAATCCCCGACCCGGCCCTGTTGTTCGTGAATGGCCACCAGGTCGACGGCGACCCGCGCCAGCTGCCGCGCGTGAAGTTGTCGAAGTCGTCGCAGGTGCGCATGTGCGGGAACAGTGTTTGCCCGCCGCTGGCCGAGGCGCTGATTCGTGCGAACTTTGCCCATGAACGCCTGATTGCCGGGATTGCAGCATGAAGCGCGGCGGGCCACTCAAGCGCACGACCCCGCTGCGCAACAAGACCCCGATGCAGCGCACCGGCACGCTGCGCACCGCCTCATTCGACAGCGGAAAACCGGAAGCGAAGCCGAAGCGCCTGAAGGCGACGCGCCCGAAGATGACGCCGATCCGCCGATCGGCCAAGGGCGAAGCCTGCACCCTGATGATCCCGGGAATCTGCAACGGCGACACCAGCACGACGGTGCTGTGCCATTCGAACCGCCTGGAAGATGGGAAGGGCATGGGCTTGAAAGCGCCCGACACCGAAGCCTGCTACGGCTGCAGCGCCTGCCACGATGTTCTGGACGGCCGCCGACCGCGCCCGGCCTGGCTCAGCCAGGAAGCGCTGGACATGGCCTTCGACCGCGCCAGAGCGAACACACAAAAAAAACTGAAAGAGAAGGGATTGATGGAATGAGCAATAAAAACGTGATCCTGGTGCTGCCGTACCCGGTGTCGGCAAACCGTTATTGGGCGACGCGCGTGGTCACGCCGAAGGGCGGCCGGGCCATGGCGATGACCTACGTTACCCCCGAGGCGAAGGAATACCAGAAGCAGGTGCTGGCCGCGGCGCGCGCGCTGGGCGTGGTGGCGCCGATCGTCGGCCGTGTGCAGATCGACATTCGCCTGTTCCCGCACCGCCCGCTAGACTGGCAGGCCCGCCAGCGCAAGCACGGCGCCGCATGGGCCGACACGGTGCAATGCCTGGACCTGGACAACACGACGAAGGTGCTGCTGGATGCGCTGAAGGGCGTGGCCATGGAGGATGACAAGTGGGTGCGCCGCATCATCAGCGAACGCATGGAACCCGACGAACACGGTGCCCGCGTGGTGGTGCGCGTGCTGGCGCTCGAGCTCGAGCAGCCGCAGCTGGGCCTGGCGATCGAGGACGCCGCCGCATGAAGACCGTTACTATCGGCACCGCCACGCTGTACTGTGGCGACGCCCTGGAAATCCTGCCCACCCTGCCGAAGGTCGACGCCGTCATCACCGACCCGCCCTACGGCGTGCTGGATGAAGAATGGGATGCCATGTCATTCCGCGAGCTCGCGCGCTTCACTATGGGCTGGGTCTCGCAAGTGCGCGCGAAGTCGGACGTGCTGGTGTCGTTCTTTGCCGTGAACACCCGCCAGGCGCTGGACCCGCTGCTGCAGCTGGTCTATGACGACGTGCGCCAGCTGGTATGGAACAAGGGAGGCGGCCGCGTGGCCGATGGCGGCCTGTTCTACGCCTTCGAACCGATCTACCTGTGCCAGCCGCGCACGACCTGGGAAGTCGTGGAACCGAAGACCCTGGAAGTCGCCCAGCTGATCACCGCCGCCCGCGAAAAGGCCGGGCTGTCGCGCGGCGCCGTCGACATGCAGGTGCGCGGCAAGAAAACCGGGCTGTGCTACCGCTGGGAAGAGGCGGCGTGCTTGCCGACACTCGAGCAGGCGCACGCGCTGCGCCGCATCCTGGGCCTGGGCGAGGAATTCGACCGCGTGTACAGCGCCGCCATGCTGGCGCGCGACCAGGTGATCAGCGCCGCCCGCGCCAAGACGTCGGAGAACGCCGCGCGCGCCCTGGACGTCTTCAGCTACCCGCCGACGCAGGGCGGCCCCGGCCGGCACCCGACCGAGAAGCCGGTGGCGCTGATGGGCGACCTGGTGCAGGTAGTCACCGACCCGGGCCAGGTGGTGCTGGACCCGTTCATGGGCAGCGGCACCACCGGCGTCGCAGCCGTCCAGCTGGGGCGCCCGTTCATCGGCATCGAGCGCGACCCGGGCCACTTCGAAACCGCGTGCAGGCGCCTCGAGCAGGCAGTCGCGCAGGGCCAGCTGTTCCGGCCCGAACCATCGAAACAAGTACAGGAATCACTGCTATGAGCAACAAGACCAAGAAACGACCGAAAAAGAAATACGTGCCGAAGGGCACCTGCGACAACCCGCTAGGCATCCTGGGCGGCATGGGCTCGGCCCACCATGGCCACCTGCGCAAGGTCCAAGGCCTGAACCACCTGGCGCTGGCCGAAATCACGCAGGGCCGCGGCACGCGCGAACACTGGAACCGGGTTACCGGCGCCTTGAACATCGCGAACGTCATGTGCGAGCAGGGGATAGGCGACGAGTACCGCCACGTCATCCTGGCCGCCCGGGATGCGCTGCTGGCAGTCGGCAAGCGCGCGGTGCTGAACAACGACCGCTTCGTGTTCACCGGCGACGAACTGAAGGCGGTGAACGAAGCCATGGACGTGCACGACGCCCAGCTGGAGAACTCGCGCGCCGTGGACATCGACAAGGCCGCCGACGAAGTGGAGCGCCGGCTGCGCCACCGGATCAATAGCACCAGCGTGAAGCGCGAACTGCAGAAGACAGCGGCGCCGCAGGCATAACAACAAGGGGACCGAAGAGATGAGCATTAATCTGATGACACTGGCCTGGAAGACCGCATTTCAGTCGGGCCGCAAAATGGTGCTGCTGGCGCTGTGCGACAACGCGAGCGATGAGGGCGTGTGCTTCCCGAGCATCGCCACCCTTGTCCGGAAGTGCAGCATGGCCGAGCGTACCGTGCAGGGCCACATTGCCGACCTGGAAGGGCTGGGCATTGTGCGCCGTGAATTCCGCACCGGCCGCAGCACCTACTACCACATCGACGCCAGCAAAATCTGCACCCCGCAGAATCTGCACCCCACCCCCGCAGATGCTGCACCCCCACCCCGCAATATCTGCACCCCACCCCCTGCTGACGTCGCACCCATAACCATCAAGGAACCACCAGTAGAACCACCAAGTAACCCAACCCCTGTGGAGAAGGCGAAAAAGTACCATGGGACGCCGGAAGACCACAAGGCGGCAGCATGGATGTTCGACCTGGTGCGCAAGGTGAACCCGACCGCCCGCCAGATGAATCCGGACGTGTGGGCCAACGAAATCCGCTTGATGCGCGAGATTGACGGCCGCACGCATGCCGAGATTTGCGCGCTGTTCCTGTGGGCTAAGAAGGATTCGTTCTGGTGCGTCAATATCCAGTCGCCGAGCAAGCTGCGCGAAAAGTGGGACACGCTGACCGTTCGCATGCAGCAGAACCCGCTGCCGCCGCGCGCTGGCGCTGCTGGCCAGCCGATCGGCGGATCCGTCGCCGAGCAGAACGCCGCCAACGCGGCCGAGGCAAAGCGCCTGCTGTTCGGTGGCAGCCAGTCGGCGCATAATGCCGAGCAGGAAGACCCGGGAGTGATCGAACATGCGTGAAAACGACTTTGACGAGTTTGCCGCGCTGCTGCAGGCCGCCTTCGACGTGCTGGGGAAGACGCCGGCCGCCAAGGTGATCAGCCCGACCGCGCAGGCGCTGTTCTTCCAGGCCCTGGCCGAATACCCCATGCCGCAGGTCCGCGCCGCCCTGGCCGCCCACGTCAAGCGCGGCAAGTTCACCCCGACGCCTGCCGACGTCGTGGAACACATCGAGGCCAGCACCAACGGCGACGGCCGCCCTGGTCCGGAAGAGGCCTGGGCGATCGCACTGGCCAGCCAGGACGAACGCGACACGGTGGTGTGGACGTCGGAGACCGCGCAGGCCTGGCAGTTGGCGCGCCCGGTGATGGAGACCAGCGGCCCGATCACCGCCCGCAAGACCTTCACCGAGACTTACACGCGCCTGATCGCCGCCGCTCGAGCGCAGCGCCGCCCGGTCACCTGGTCGGCTCATCTGGGCTGGGATAAGACCCAGCAGGCGCAAGTGCTCGAGCGCGCCATAACGCAGGGCCTGCTGCCGGCGCCTTCGGTGGCCGGGCTGCTGCCGGCGCCAGAAGTGCCAGAATCGGCACTTTCCGACGAAGGGCGCGCGCAGCTGGCCAAGGTGAAGCAGATGCTGGCCGACAGCGCTGCCGAGCGTGAACGCAGGCGGGAAGCGGCGATCGTGGCCAGGAACGAGACCGAGGCCGAGTTCAAGCGCAACTTGAACCAGCGCGTGCGCGACCACCAGAAATTTATTCGGATGGTCGACCAGGGCCAGGTGGCGCGCGCCGAGGGCGAGACCGTGCAGCAGGCGGCCGAACGATGACCCGGGAACAGCAGCCATGCGGCGACTGTGCACGCTTCGACACCGCCGCAGGGTTCTGTTCTGGGCACGACCGCCCCGAGAAGCCAGACGGACACCCCTGCCCCCTGTTCCTTGAGCGTGGATCGCGTGAGGCCCGGGAAGCCCTGCGCACCAGCGCCGACCTGCTGGCTGACTTGAGGCGCCGGCACCCATCCGGCGTGGTGAAGTAATGGAACAGTTTTTCATCGGTACGCACCAGCCGAGCGACGCGAAGAACCTGGAATTCCCGTTTATCAGCGTGAACCGGCTGTGGGGGCGCAAGTCGCCCTTCGTGGTCCGGTCCTGGATCATGGACAGCGGCGCCTTCACCCAGATACTGAAGCACGGCGGCTACACCGAGGGCGTCGAGGTCTACGCCGCCGAGATTAAGCGCTGGTCGAAGAACGGGAATCTGCTGGCCGCGGTGGCGCAGGATTACATGTGTGAGGCGCACATGCTCAAGATCACCGGCAAGACCATCGAGGAACACCAGCGCCTGACCATCGAGCGATACGACGCCCTGCTGGCGTGCGACGTCGGTGGCGTGTATATCCTGCCGGTCCTGCAGGGTTACAGCCCCGAAGACTACGTGCGGCACATCGACATGTATGGCGATCGCCTGGCGCACGGTGCATGGGTCGGTGTCGGGTCTGTCTGTAAGCGCAACGGCGACCCGCGCGCGATCGAGGCGGTGCTATGGACCATCAAGCAGCGGCGCCCTGACCTGCGCCTGCATGGGTTCGGGCTGAAGGCCACCGCCTTTTCGTCAGCCCTGGTGATGCAGCTGCTGCACACGGCCGACAGCATGGCATGGAGCTACGCCGCACGCCGGGAAGGGCGGAACCAAAACGACTGGCGGGAAGCGAAGGCCTACGCCGACCGGATAGCGACCCGCCCGCTGCAGTATGGGCTGGCGCTGGAAGATACCTGTTGACAGTAGGGAACTTTCCGCCTTACATTCCCCCTGTCGCCCGGTCCCCACTTGTCGACTGTCTCCAATCCCCACCTTTGGCCCGCCCTTGCGAAAGCATCGGCGGGCTTTCTCATTCTCGGCGCAGCCGATCGACGCATCTGCATAAATCCACCCGTTTCCGCATAAATCCCGCCTTTGTGGTGCGTTTCGCGCCTGTTTTGTCGGGAAACTTGCTCATCCGTTGACTTTTGTTCCGCGTAGAAATACATTCCACCGGGAATCACACACAGGGGAATGACATGGGGCGCAAGACGACATACACGGAAAAGGCAGCGAACGAGATTTGCCGCCGCATCGCGGAAGGTGAACCGCTGCGCAAGATTTGCCGTGATGACCACATGCCCGCCTGGCAAACCGTGTATGGATGGATCGAGGCGAACCGCACGTTTGCCGAACGCATCGCGCGTGCGCGCGAGCTGGGCTTCGACGCCATTGCCGAAGAGGCCATGGAAATCGCCGACACGCCGCAGATCGGCGAGACCGAGGAAACCAGCGAGGACGGCAAAAAGGTCAAGCGCGAGGACATGCTGGGCCACCGGAAGCTGCAGGTGGAAACCCGCCTCAAGCTGCTGGCCAAGTGGGCGCCGAAAAAGTACGGCGAGTCGATCCGCCAGGAACTGACCGGCGCGAACGGCGGCCCGATCCAGATGCAGTTCAGCGCGACGGATGCCGCGCTGTGACCACCCCCACCGGATTTAACCCGACGCCGCGCCAGCTGCTGGCCCAGCAGGTGCTGGCCGGCCTGTGCACCTGGATCATGCTGTTTGGCGGCGGCCGCTCGGGCAAAACCTTCCTGATCGTCCGGAACATCGTGCTGCGCGCGCTGAAGGCGCCGGGCTCGCGCCACCTGATCGTGCGGTGGCGCTTCAACCACCTGAAGGCGTCGATCATGCGCGACACCTTCCCGAAGGTGATGCGGGTTTGCTACCCCGACCTGGTGAAGGGCGACGGCTGGGATATCAACATGTCTGGGGGCTTCGCCAAGATTCGCGCCGGCGTGGACGACAAGGGCCAGCCGGTCTACTCAGAAATCTGGTTCCTGGGCCTGGACGACAAGGACCGCATGGAAAAGGTGCTGGGCATGGAGTTCGCGACCATCTACGTGAACGAGGCCAGCCAGATTCAATGGGAAGGCGTGCAGCTGCTGCTGACCCGCCTGGCGCAGCGCTGCATGCAGATCATCAACGGCGTCCCCCAACCGCTGAAGTTGCGGTACCTGTTCGACTGCAACCCGCCGAGCAAGATGCATTGGACCTTCAAGGTCTTCAAGCAGAAGCTGGACCCCGAAACGAAGAAGCCGCTGCCGAATCCGGACAACTACGACAGCTTCCAGATGAACCCGCGCGACAACGAAGCGAACCTGTCGCCGGAATACCTTGCCACCCTGGCCGGCCTGTCCGAGCGCATGCGCCGCCGCTTCGAACGCGGCGAGTTCGCCGAGGCCACCCCGAACGCCCTGTTTGACGAAGCGACGGTCGACCGCTGGCGCGCCGATCCCGAAGACGTGCCCGCCCTGGTGCGCGTGGTGGTCTCCGTCGACCCGAGCGGCGCCAGCGACGACGCCCAGAACGCGGATAACGACGAAGTGGGCATCACCGTCGAAGGCCTGGGCGTGGACGGCAATGCCTACCTGCTGGAAGACCTGACCGTGAAGGCCGGGCCGACCACCTGGGGCGCCGTCGCCGTCCAGGCCTACCAGCGCCACAACGCCGACGCAATCGTAGGCGAGACCAACTTCGGCGGCGGCATGGTGAAGTTCGTGGTGCAGGCGGCCGCCGCGAAGCTGGGCATGCGCGTGAACTTCAAGATGGTCACCGCCAGCCGCGGCAAGGCCCAGCGCGCCGAGCCCTTCAGCGTCCTGTACGACCAGGGCAAGGTGCGCCACGTCGGCCTGTTCCCGCGCCTGGAAGACGAACTGTGCGCATTTTCCACGTCGGGCTATACCGGCCCGAAATCACCGAACCGTGCCGACGCGCACGTATGGGCATTGGCCGAGTTGTTCCCCGCCCTGGTCAAGCCCGCCAAGAAAGAGGCGCAAGCCGACACCGATAACGACTACATGGGGGAAAGCGGATGGATGTCCTGAAACCTGGCCGGATCGCCCTGGGCGGCGCGAGCCTTGACCTTAGCTATTCCGGCATTGTGCCGATCGCCGACCGCGACCGGGTGCTGGAAATCTCAAACCTGTTTACTTTACGGCAGGAAAGAGGCAATAATCACGCCCATTCCTTGATGCAAGATGTTTGCGAGCAAGCCGACCAGGCGAACAAGCTACTTTTGCTCATGCCCGAGGCGTTCGACCAAGGCGGCCCGACTACCGCCCAGCTTGTCGACTGGTACACCCGATCGTTCGGGTTCCACCACCTTCAGCACACCCCCAAAGTCATCCTTATCCGACTGCCGCGTACCGCGGCGCAACAATGGGCAGCTGCACATGGGCACGAATAACACCGCCGGCGCGTCGAGCGCCAACACCGACGACACCCTGCTGAAGGAAGTGCGCGAGTTCACCGACTCGGCGATCAAGGCCGAGAGTTCGAACCGCCTGGCCGCCGTGGCGGATCTCAAGTTCCTGGCCGGCGACCAGTGGCCCGAAGAGGTCAAGCGCGCGCGCCAGCTTGAGGGCCGCCCCTGCCTGACCTTCAACCGCCTGCCGACCTACCTGCACCAGGTCACGAACGACCAGCGCCAGAACAAAGTGGGCATCAAGGTGCACCCGGTCGGCGGCGGCGCCGACGAAAAGGGCGCCGAGATTTACCAGGGCATGATTCGCCAGATCGAGAACGGCACCAACGCCGATATCGCCTATGACACCGCCGTGAACAGCGCCGCGGCCATTGGCTTCGGCTTCTGGCGCCTGATCACCGACTATGAAAGCCCCACCAGCTTCGACCAGGTCATCAAGTACGAACGCATCCGCGACGCCCTGAAGGTGTATTTCGACCCGGCCAGCGTCCAGGGCGACGGCAGCGACGCGAAGAAATGCGTGATCGTGTCCGACATGGCCAAGGCTGAGTTCGAACGTACCTACCCGGGCAAAACGGACGCCTGCCGCACGGCGCTGTCGGCGATCGGCAGCCAGGTCCAGCCGGGATGGATGACCGACACCATGGTGCGCGTGGTTGAGTACTACTACTTCGAATACAAGGCCGCGACCCTGTACCTGCTGGGCGACGGCACGACCACGACCACCCAGCCGCCGGCCGGTGTCCAGGTGCTGAAGACCCGCCCGACCCAGCTGCCCCAGCTGAAATGGGTGAAGGCCTGCGCCGGCGCCGTGCTCGAGCGCGCAGACATCATGTGCCGCTGGATTCCGGTTTTCCCGGTCTGGGGCGAGGAACTGGACATTCAGGGCAAGGTGACCCGCAAGGGCATCATCCGCGACGCCAAAGACCCGGCGCAAATGTACAACTTCTGGATGACCAGCGCGACCGAAGAGGTCAGCCTGCGCCCGAAGACGCCGTTTATCGGTGCGGAAGGCCAGTTCGAAGGCCACGAAAAGAAGTGGGGCCAGGCGAACAACAAGAGCTTCGCTTACCTGGAATACAAGCCGGTCGAGCTGAACGGCGTGCTGGCCCCGCCGCCGCAGCGCGCGCCCATGGCCGACGTCCCCGCCGGCATGCTGCAAATGGCGCTGCACGCCGCCGACAACATCAAGGCGGTCACCGGCCTGTTCGACTCGAGCCTGGGCGCCCGCGGCACCGCGACCAGCGGCGTGCAGGAAGCCCAGCAGCAGCGCCAGGGCGACGTGGCGAACTTCCACTACATCGACAACCTGCACCGTTCCATTCGCCATTGCGGCCGCTGCCTGGTCGACATGATCCCGCACTACTACGACGCCGCCCGCGTGGTCGAAATCATGCGCGAGGACGGCGCGATCGAATCCATGCCGATCAACCAGCCCGCCGTGAACGAAGCCGGCCAGCCGATCGACGCCAATGGCCAGCCGATCGTGGACCCGGTGGCGCAGGTCCAGAAGGTGCTGAACGACGTGACCATTGGCCAGTACGGCGTGACCTTCGACGCCGGCCCGGGTTACGCCAGCCAGCGCGAGGAAGCGCAGGCCGCAATGGTCGAACTCGGCGGCAAGTGGCCGAAGCTGATGGACGTGGCCGGCGACAAGGTGGTGGAAACCATGTCCTGGCCTGGTGCCGAAGCGATCGCGCGCCGCCTCAAGGCCAGCATCGCGCCAGAAATCACCGCCGCCGACAAGGAAGGCGAGGAAGGCGCCGAAGCCGGGCCGCCGCCGCTGCCGCCCGAGGTCGAACAAGCCCTGCAGCAGTACGACCAGATGGTGACCGAACTGCAGCAAGCGCTGGCCACCGCGCAGGCTGGCCACGAAGCGGCGCTCGAGGAAGCCCGCATTGCTGCCGCCAGCCGCGAAGAGGTCGCGCGCATCAATTCGCAGGGCCGGGCCGACGTCGAAGAACTGAAGGGCATGGTGGCGATGCTGCTGCAGCGCATGCAGCCCCCGCCCGGCCTGGCCGCTGCCGCTGCCGAAACCGCAGATTCCCGCCCCGCTGCCAGCCAAGCAGCGGAACCGGCGCAAACCCTGGCCCAACCGGAGTGATTCCGGGTTCTAAATTCTTGGGATGATCCATGCAAACTGAAAACAACGCCCCAGCAGTCGACACGACCACCACCGCGCCCGCCGCGGCTGCAGCCCCCGCTGCCCAGACCACCACCACGCCGCCGGCCAGCGGCCAGCCTGGTGATCAGGGCCAGGCTGCACCCGGCACCACCAGCGCCACCGGCGCACCCGCGGCAGGTCAGGAAGGCCAGCAGGGCACGCAGCAGGACGCCGGCAACGGCGCAGCCACGGAACAGACCGACCGCGACGATGCGGGCCGGTTCAAGTCGAAGGTTCAAAAGCGCATCGATGAGCTTACCCATGCGCGCCACGCCGCCGAACGAGAGGCGGCACGCTGGCGTGCAATCGCGGAAGGGCAGA